GGACTGTTTGCGTGATATGCAACAAAATTGGCAATTGTGTAAGGGAAATAGAGCCTTTCGTCAAGTTTCAAAATTGCTTGGTTGCATGGTTATGCTTGGATTGTGTGATGTCTCTGACGTCACCTTCAGTGTTGGTGCGTACAAGCTTTTTGCTCCAAAACTTTGTGATGAATATACGACCGTAACAGATATAGCAGAAGCTATCTTTGAAACGGTGGTCTTCTTTACAGAGGGTGCATATTTATGTTTTCAGAATGGCTCCATTAAACCTTTTCTCATAAATGATCGCACAGCCATGGAATTGGACGCAGAGTATGCAACCATAACTTCATGGTATGAGCTCGTTCGTAACGGTAATTTGAATAAATTCGAAAAAGTTTCAGATCACGAATTTGAAAAGAGACTAAATCGAATGTCCACTTCTCTTTTGAACCTTTCTCAGTCCCTGAAAGGTTTGGATAAGAAACTTGTAATGGACAAGCTGCAGCGAGTTCTCTCAATGCAGAATGATTTTGTTGCCATGAAAATAGCGTCGGGTATACGACACACTCCTTGGGCAATTGAACTCTTTGGTGAGAGTAGCCAAGGCAAAACCACATTAGGTGATCAGTTGCTTGATGCTGTGTTGACAAGCCAGGGTATGCCAACCGATAAAGAATTTCGTTGTGCATACAATGCTGGCGACAAATTCATGTCGAATTGGAAATCCGATAAATTGGTGTTAATATTTGATGACGTTTCCAATGACAAAGCTCAATTTGTTGAAAGACCTCCCACACGAGCCATCATTGATGTTGTGAACAATCAAATGTTCTATGCGCCGAAAGCTGAACTGGAAGCCAAGGGCAAGTGTTTTTTTGAGCCTTGGATAGCGATGGCTACAACCAACAAGAAGGACCTCGATGCGGGTTTGTATTCAAATTGCCCGTATTCCATTCAACGTCGTATGACATGCCTGACTGTGAGGGCAAAGAAGGAATTTCAACGGATTGAAGATGGCATTCCCTGTGGTATAGATTCCACCAAAGTTAGAGAACACTACACAAAAAATGGTGTTTACGAACCACCACTCTTTGACGATATTTGGACTGTAACCATAGAGAAAGCTGTCAAACCTTCTAATTTGAAGACTGTCGCTAAGTATGCACCAATTACATGGCGAGGTAAGAAAATGATTGATGTTTCAATGGGTGAGTGTATCCAATGGGCAATAGAGGATTTTAATGCTCATAGACAGGACCAAGAAAGACTACTGGAAGGTGCGCGTATGCGTGAGAACAAGATGCAACGCTGTGCTCATCCTGGGTGCATACATATTGCTGGGAATTGCCCTGACCACCCAGTGGTTTGTACGGGCGCACTTGA